GGTTTTGTTAAACATTTTGTCATAATCCACATATTGATGCAGATCCAATTCCTTGGGTAGGTTGAGTGGATACGAGATCACGTTTTCACGTAGATGGTTAGGCATCTTTAGGTAAACAAACTTGACTTTCGATCCATTCTTGATTAGTTCGTACCTTTTACTTAGACCTTTACTAACTACCGCATCGTTATACATCAACGCACCACGCACGTGGATTGGTGTGCCTTTGGTGTAGACAGTTTTCTTATCCGACCACTTGACCACGTCCGAGACCCCACGTGGAAACGAGATATCTTCGGGAGGCATCTTCTTGAACTCCGACTTGAAGTCAGAGATATATTGTTGTGTCTCTGTCTCAGTACCGTTAACAATCACACCGAAGACTTCTTTGAACCGTTCACGCACAACCTGTGGAGTACTAGACTTGACCGCCTCGATACCCATCATCTTGAGTTTGGGTTCTGCGTACTGGACACCCTCGTTGTTATGTACGTTTAGAATGTAACGTTTCTTTGCCACCCAGATACCACGATCTGCAATTACCTCACGTTCCATCTCCATGCGATTCTCATACGCATTGGTGGTCTCTGCCAGTTCCGCATACGATTCACGCAGAACTTTCTCGAAGTGTTCGTGACAGATCTTGTCTAGGAACTTGACTGGGTCTTTGGGTTTGAACTGGTCAACCAGATCAACCATCTTGATGTAGACCGAGTCAGTGTCCATCGCAATCACATAATCTTTGTCGGTCTTGAGAAGTTTCTGCATCTCATCGTTAACCGCACGTTCTGCCCACTTGATAGACAACTGACCAGCCATGGTGATAGACTCTGCCACTCGTTGATCGAAGTAACGGAACCACCGATTACCTAGCGCACCGTACAGGGAGTTCATAAGAATCTTGATCGACATCTGTTGGTTGTCTAACTGGGCAATCTTGTTGGTCAGTTCCTTGGTCGGGTTCTTCTCGAACTCTTGTTTCGATTCCAACATTTGTTTCTTGATAATCTTACGTTCATCATAATACTGTTTAATGATGTTGGGGACGATACCTTGTTTCTCCTTAGAGAACTTAGAACCAGTCGGTGCGAGAGTATAGTCGCCTTGGTGAGTGACCTCACGGTTAAGGAACTTCTCCACCGATACGTCATTGACGAATCCGTCCAATACAGTTTCGGGTGACATGTTGTACTGAACAATGATGTTTGGATACAGAGATGCAAGGTCAAACGATGTGACCCACTCGTGCGACCCGACCTCTGGATCTTTCACGTAACCACCCATGAAGTCAGACTTGGGACGTTCTACCTTGGGCGGACACGCAATCATTTTACGCATCAGTAGTCGGTAGATGATACTGTCCCAGATATTGGTAGTACCAAGGGCATCGATATAGTTCACACCACCACGATAGGCCATCGTCATACACAATTCGATCAGTCCGAGTTTCTCGTCCAGTCTATCTACGAGTTCCACGTCCTTGATGTTATAGTCAATGAACTTCTGGAAGTCATGTAGGTACAGAGAGTGAAGTGAACCGTGTTCCTCATAGGATAGTTTGTTCTCACCCAGAACCACGTGGGCAATATTATCCAGTCGGTAAGACTCCTGTCGTCCCCACGTATTGAGAGTAAACTTCTTGAAGATCTCAAGGTAGTCGATCTGTTCTACACCAGTGATGTTGTAGATCTGTGACTTCATACCCTCGTCAAAGTAAGAGGATTCCGAGACCAGACCCCACGGTGAGAACTTCTTCGCCTCGTCAAACCCAGCGAGTTTGGTCATGCGGTTGATCAGATACGGTAAGTCAAATGTACGAGAGTTCCAACCAGTAATAATATCTGGTGTATGTTCTCTCCACCAGTCTAGGAAGTTGGTCATCAAGGTGAGTTCATCTTTACAGACACGGTACAGGACGTTCTCGCCTGCATCGTAGGATTGCATACCCCACACATGATACTCGTCAGAGCCACGTTGTTTCATGGTGATCGAGATTACTGGATGGTCTGCCTTAGATGGTTCGGGGAATCCGTCATCCGACTCGACCTCGATATCGATAGTCCAGACTGACACCTGACTCGCATCGAACGGAATCACGCCAGGGAATTTGTCGGCAATATATTGTGTGACGTAGTTGGTCGTCCCGAAGATCTTGAAGTTCTCAACACCATCATACCTCTTCGCAAAGTCGCCCGCCTCCTTCATGTTACCAAAGGTGATGGGTTCTACGTTTGTACCATCCAGACCAGTCCACCGTGTTTGTGTCTTGTTAGACGGAACAAACAGTGTCGGTTTGAATGGAATCTTTTTCTTGACTCGTAAGCCGTTTTCGACTCCACGATATAATAAGTTGTTACCGTAACGGGCAACGGAAGTATAAAACTCCATGCGGTCTCCTCATAATGTAAGTGGTATTATACCACAAGGGGCGTAGATTGTCAATCAATTACTTTGAATCTTTTACTACGTTTCCAAGGTTCCGTTTGCATCTTTTCTGGATACAATCTATGTTCCTGAGTAACCATCAAATCTTTTTTAACCACTTGTGTGGTAGGGTTTGGTGGCCAGAAAGACCTCGGTAGATGCGGAAATATATCACGATCGTATTTGTTGTAGGTTTCAAACATCTCTTCTTTGGATTTACCAAATCGTAGAGAATCTCCGTTCGCCCACGGATGTATGAATGTGAATTCTTTTAAGTTATATTGTTCTGAGTTTTCGAATTGATAAGTACAGTAAGTTTTGTAAAGTCTCTCCAGTACTCCATATGGGCCACAGTTTATAGGAAATTCTTTTTGTGATAACAAGTGATAACTGTGATGTGCTAGATCTCTAGAGAACGAATAACATCCCATGAACAACCCTATGTTTGCATACTCAAGGTTTCGTGTTCCGACTATTGATACGAGATACCTAAAGATATCTTCGTGTTCGGGCCATAGATAGGTGTCATGTTCAGTAACCCAGAATCGTTCTTCGGTTAAAGATGCCTGTCGCATAAGTTCCCAATGAGAACACATGCCTGCCCTTTCTGTGGGTGAGTGTGGTTGATCAAATTCAAACCTGGCTTTCTTAGTCTTTCGATCTCTATCTAACGTCATCAACGACCATTGCCAGTTGTATCTGGATTGGTGTTCTTCAAAGTCTGGATGTTGGGGCGTGATTGCCTCGAATGGAATGATTTCTATTATATCAGATACACATTCAAACGATGCTTTGGATATCTCATGATACTCCATAGACGCTTCGTTGTCGGGCATAACTATTTGATAAAATTTCAACTTACTCATAACAACCTTATTTATCTAGGGGTGAAGGGGGAAGAATGACTTCCCCCTCCGAATATCATACTAATGGGGCTAAACAAAGAACTGTTATAACGAAACTCGTTACGAATAAAAGAGTTTCGAACACCCAGTCGTATGAGGATCGCATTGAACGATCTTTTAGGGTTTTCATAATTTACCTCGAAAAATTAACTGATAGAAATTTTACGAGGACGCTTCTCTTCTGGTAACACTACCTTTAAATTAATTACAAGTATACCATTACTATAAGAAGCTCCGTCTACTTCGACATATTCACTCAAGCGGAAAGTACGTCTAAACTTCTTGGTAGAGATCCCTTTATGAAGGTATTCACCTTCTGGTTCAGAGGGTTTACTCTCACCGCTGACGCTTAACGTTCTTTCTTTCTGCTCTATATCCAGATCGGATTCTTCGAACCCAGCAAGTGCGAGTTCAATTGAGTACTCTGTTGAGGATCGCTTAACAATGTTGTGAGGTGGATAATTATCCTTGGCATGCCTCGCTACAAAATCAAGTTCATCTAAAAGATGATCGAACCCTACAAAAGACGCTCGTGGAAATAGTTGTGATGCTTTAAGATTAGTCATATTTTTTCTCCTTTTAAAAAGCAAGTTAAATGAATGCCCGACCTATTCGGCACATTCGACTGTATTTATACTTTTGTTATTTTCTAAAAGTATATACTTGGATCTGGATCGCCCTCGACTCCAAAACTAAATGTCACCCTACTTATTTGGGGAACCACTTGGTGATGTGTACCACGAGGTATCCAGACGTAATCGCCAGGCTTAAAGTCAAAGAATTCATTATTGTTAATGCCTTCTACTTTTAACTTTAAAGTTGAGATTACTTGAACCAAGAACACATCCATCGAATCTTTGTGCCAAGGATAACTATCACTAGCATATCCAAATCCACTAAACGCAATGTTTGTGATCTTGTTTCCGTGTAACGCAAATGTATCTTGCATCTCTGCCTCGATCTTCTTTGCGAACTCTGGTGCGGATGGTCTAGCATGAAAAGCGTTTAGACCGATCCGCATTTTACTTGTGTTGGTGTCACATGATTCTTTGGGATGAGTATCTAACATAGACATATACTCATTCCAATTATACGTCATTTCAATAGGAAGTTTACCACGAAACGGTTTCTTCTCCGCAATGTGATCTTCTATCTCATCACCTTGAAATATACCAAAAAATTCCATCGATTACTTGTTACCTATATTATATTTTGGACATAGCTCCCACTCGTCCTTCTCTTTAAAACCAATGATTTTGATCTGTCGCATTGGCGCACAGTCCTGAGCAACGTCTGCATTCTGGATCTCTACGAGTCCCCAGTCTGCCAATAGAGTTGCGATTGTATTTCGTCTTTGAATGTCAGATAGTTCAAGATTAGACTTCTTACCATCCAACATGAATAATTCTTTGAAGTGTACTATAAAGTACCTACCTTGTTTGTGCAATATATGACACGACTGAAATAATTTATTTTCCTTGCGAGACGCCACGCCTATCCTTGTAAGTGTTTCTCTTACTTTGAGAAAGTCGTCTGGTTCCGTCAAGGTGACCTCCAACATTTTGGAGACATTCCATTCTACGATATTATTTTCTTCCACCTTTGTTCACCTTATTTTTTATTATGTTAAGTTGAGAGGTAGATAAGAGAGGTAGGACTTGAATGGCCTTTTCATTACTATATCCATAATACTCTTTTATCACATCAACGTTACTGTCAGTTTCGGGTTTAACCCATTTAGAGAAACGTTTTCGTTTCCTAACTATATTTAGTAAAAACTGAAATTGTAACTTTCCATCAAGGTGATGATACCTGTTCATCTCATTGGCCATATAAACGGTATCGGGAAAGTAAGATAGACTACGATTGACCATGAATGGAGCATACTTCTTCTCCACATCTGGATCTACCATCACGTCCTTCTTACCAAAGGTGATTTCATTCACAAACTGAAAGGGATTCATATTTGTTCTATCTCCATGCCACATTTTTCTAAGAACTTTAACCCTTCGTCCGTTCTTAGATGTGGGTTTCTCCAGTATACTTTCTTGATACCAGATTGATGTATTAGTTTCGCACAATCCATACAGGGTGCGGTCGTAGTGTATATATCTGCATTATAACATGATTCAGAACTCATGGCAACTTTCGCTATTGCGTTAGTCTCTGCATGTAACACTTCCTTCCTAGTCTTTGGTTCTAACTTGACACCAGACTTAGGATTATATCCTTTAGGGAAAACGATCTCCTCACAGTTGTTACTCCAACCAGTAGGCATACCATTGTACCCAATAGATATGATGCGTTTATCTTTTACAATAACCGCACCAACCTTTAATCTTTTTGCACTTGACAGTTCCGCAAAAGTTTCTGCGGATTTCATAAATGCCTTTTCCCACTTGTCTACCATTGATGTATCACTCCGCTAATAATAAAGAAACAAGTTATGAAGTTAACTAGGACAATGATAGAACGAATGATCGCAACCATGTCGGCTTCTCGATCTGTCGTTCCCTCTTTTTCACCGAGTGATTTTGCCCAGAGTCTCCAGTATTTTCTCATTTAAATAATGTGAGTTGCATTCCTTGATCATACGAATGTGCGAGTTTGGTCTGCCAGTTATCGCAACGATCCAACTCGTGTTTCGAGATATTGTATCTATACTTTGGATCCCAACCCTCTTCGATCTCACCAGAAGTGATCGCCTGATCTAGTGAAGAGTAAACACCAGCGATGTACTCTTCTTGTTCCCTAACCATTTTAACAACATACATGTCCATTATATGTACTCCACGTTTGCCATACATTCCGTGAGACACGCAACCATGTTTAGTTCGTGATCTGCCACAAATGCATTTTTGTATTGATAATCAGCGAGGATCAGAACTAACTGCGGAATCGAGTTAGGTGATACCTTGCCCTCCATTGAATCGTATATACCACGATAGATACTAGCTGGTTCTAGGTCAATATTATTGACAACCCAACTACGCATCTTCTTGAAGTCTTTGTTCTTTAATGATTGAAAAAGGTCATTATAGTTACCATTACTATCACTAATGAGTGCTCCAGTACTCAAAGTACCACCGATAGAATGACGTTGTGCCTCGTTGAGAACACGTCTCCAGTCGGGGGCGTATCGCATGATCAGTTCCGCAATGACTTCGTTGGTATACGAGATACTTTCGTCATCAAGAATCTTGGACAGTCGTCCCATGAATTGACCACACAAATCTGCAAGAACTTTCTTAGAGTTGGTGAACTCGTATACACTGCATCGTGAGTGTAGTGGTTCGATAACCTTGTTCTTGAAATTACAGGTGAGAATAAACCGACAGTTGTCAGAGAACTCTTCTATGAATCCACGTAACGCTGGTTGCGTTGATTGTGGATTAAGGTAGTCCGCCTCATCTAAGATTACAACTTTGTAACCACCTGAGAGAGAGATAGATGAGGCGAACTGTTTGATCTTACCACGGAGTGTATCAATGTTACCGTCTTCCGATCCATTGATCACAATGTGGTCTAAACCTAATTCGTTACAGATCGCACGTGCGACCGTTGTCTTACCAGTACCAGCCGTACCAGTGAACATCATGTTGGGGATCTCCCCATTGTCTACGATGTTTTGAAATGTTTTCTTGAGATCTGACGACAGGATAGTGTCAGAGATTTTTGTTGGTCGATACTTCTCAACCCAAAGAAAGTCAGTAGACATTTGTTTCTCCATGATAAAAATAAAATATGTTTCGTAAGATGTACATTGTACACTATATGAAACAGAAAGTCAAGGGGGTCTTCGACATTGTCTTTAAGGACTTTACCCATTGCCCTTGTGCCGATCAAGATTCTTATTTAAGCGCTTCTATGATCTGTGCTTTGGTTGACCTAGTTGTCACCTTCACGCCTTGGTGTTTTGCAACATCCAAAAGCTGTGCTTTGGTGAGACCACTGTAGTCTTCGGTAGGTGTTTCACTAACCGCCTCGTTAATTACATCTATAGTACTAGGTGCATTACCCAATACTTTTTTAGCTAGATGAAAAGTAACAAAACCACCGACAATTACTAATAGTAATATATCCATAATCTACTCCTCTACTTCTGATTCAGTAGACTGTGCAGCCTCTACCAT